AGAGCTAGAGATGACTCAAATGGTCCAGATGTTACAAGCTGTTCCTAAAGATTCCCCTGCTTTCAACGTGATTCTACTGGCAATGATGCAAAACTCTTCTATTCACAACCGTGACCAGATTGTTCAGCAACTTATGCAAGGCAATCAACCTGACCCTCAGCAACAACAGATGCAACAGGTGGGTATGGACCTTGAGATGCGTAAAGCAGAAGCTGAGATTGCTAAGACTCAAGCGGAAGCTGAGGAAGAGAAAGCTAAAGCTGCTAAGTGGTATGCTGAAGCTCAAGAAAAAGCACCAGATGAGATTAAAATCCAGGAGAAGATACTTAAACTTCAGAAAGAAGCTATAGGTTTAGAGAAAACTAAGGCAGATATTGTTAATAAGAACTCTGAGACTGCCCGTAATATCCCAGAAGTAGAACATTTGAAGTCTGAGACTGTATTAAACTTAGCTACAGCTAGGGAGAAGGCCGCTAAGGTAGCTATAACAAGGAGCGTACAATGACTACAAAACTAGAGCAGTTTAAAGAAGAAAGACCACATGATTATTATGACAAAGTAAAGGACCCTTTAGATACAGGACTAAGCCCGCTTTATCCTTCTACTTGGATTATGAAATTGTTACAAACACTTGGCGTAGCTCCAGACTGGAATGAAGAAGATAAATTAAAAGCTCTTTTAGACGCAGAAAATGAAGCTAAAGCAGAGTGGTTTAAAGAGCTTAACCCTCCAACTCATGATAGAGGTTTAAAAGGTAATAGAGATTCCCAAGGAAACTTAATTAGTAAATGAAGACAGACGAACAATTCTTAAAGGATAGATTAGAATTATTTGAAACAGAAGGTTGGTTAGACCTTGTGGAAGAATTAAAGAACATGGAGATTAGTGTACGAGACGTTGACACTATGAACGATGAGAAAGACCTTTGGCACGCTAAGGGTCAGTTGCAGCAACTAGGTTTTATATTAAGCTTAGAGGTAGCAACTAAAATAGCGATGGATAACTCTTAACAGAACCCATCATATAATAACTTCATAACCCTACGGGGCGGAGACGATAGTAATGAGTATAGTAGTAGATACAGCACCAGAAGGTGTGGCAGAACAGGTAACAGAAACACAGGAAGTTACAGAGGTTGTTCAGGAAGAGGCACAAGCTACCCCTGAATATGTACCACCTGAGAAGTATGCTGGGAAGACACTGGAAGATGTGATTGGGATGCACCAAAATGCCGAGAAGGTATTAGGTAAGCAAGGGCAAGAAGTTGGAGACCAACGTAGGTTGATTCAAGAACTGATTACTCAATCACAAGCTAATCAAGCTACTGAAACAACGGAAGAAGCTGTTAGTTTCGAGGACACTTTCTACGATGACCCTGCTAAGGCAGTTAATTCAGCGATAGAAAACCATCCCGAGATTATCAAAGCTAGAGAAGGTAATGTTAAGTCGGCACAAAGTGCTAACTTATCACAACTTGAAGCAGCACACCCTGATTTTATGGATGTTGTTGGTAATAGTGACTTTCAAAAGTGGATAGGAGAGAGTGGTATTCGTACCGAACTGTTCCGCAGAGCTGACACTGACTATGATTTTAACGCTGCAAACGAATTGCTAGGTACTTGGAAACAACTATCAATGATTGGCAAAACAAAAGAAGTAAAAGAACAGCAAAAGAAGTCTAGGCAAAAGGCAATGCGACAAACCAGTTCAGAAACTCGTTCCTCAGGGGATTCTGTTGGAGGTAAGAAGATGTATCGTAGGTCTGATTTAATTCAGCTACAAATAAGTGACCCGACTAGATACGCAAGCTTGGCTGATGAGATTCAGTCCGCTTACGCAGAAGGAAGAGTCAAATAATAATACTCAATAAGGAGAAATAAAATGGCTTTAGGTACTAATCACAGTACAATTACAACGTCAGCTAATTTCATCCCTGAACTCTGGTCGGATGAAGTTATTGGCGCGTACAAAACAAACTTAGTTTTAGCTAACTTAGTTACAAAGATGTCACATAAAGGTAAGAAAGGTGACACTATTCATATCCCGAAACCAGCTAGAGGCTCTGCTTCTGTTAAAGCTGCTGGTTCTCAAGTAACATTGATTGCTGATACAGCAGGTGTTGTTAATATAAGCATTGACAAGCACTATGAATACTCAAAACTTATCGAAGATATTGCTGAGGTTCAGGCACTTGCTTCAATGCGTAAGTTCTACACTGATGATGCTGGTCACGCACTAGCTAATCAAGTAGATGATAGCTTATTCGCATTAGGTGAAGGTTTCCAAGGCGGTACTTTAAATGGCTCTGGCGCTGCTCTATGGGAGAAAGCAGTTCGCGGTGGTGACGGTACTACTTTATTTGATGGTTCTACTTCTGGTGGTGGTGCTACTGACATCACAGATGCTGGTATCCGTAGAATGATTCTTACTTTAGATGATGCTGATGTTCCTATGGATAATCGAGCTATCGTTCTACCACCTATCGCTTCTAACGATTTGTTAGGTATCAACCGCTTCACTGAGCAACAGTTCATTGGTTCTGGTGATGCGATTAAGACTGGTAAGATTGGTCAAATCTATGGCGTAGATGTTTTCGTAACATCTAATTGTCCAACAGTTACACCTGCTTCTGGTACTACTGCTAGAATTGGTTTAATGTTGCATAAGGATGCTTTAGTGCTTGCTGAGCAAGTTGGCGTACGTTCACAGACTCAGTACAAACAAGAATACTTAGGTGACTTGTTTACTGCTGATACCATCTACGGTGTAGGTGAGTTACGTGATGACGCTGGTGTTGCATTTGCAGTTCCATCAGCTTAATAGTTAGCTGAGTGTTAACATCTTCTTCGGAGGGTGTTAACCTAAGTTAATTACAGGTTAGTTATGCCATTATTTAGTTATACTTGTGACAACAATCACGTATCGGAGCATATAGTAGCTTACGATACACGGGAAGAACCGCAGCTCTGTCCAGAGTGTGGAGAACCTTCTTACTTTAAACAGACATTCTGTACTAATTTCCAATACGGTAAGGATTATAGCTCTTATGCTGCTGATGCTCACAAGTGGAATCTTAGAGAGAATCATAGAAATAAAACAAGAGGTAAGGGGTATGCTTGATATATTTGAAGACAGTACAGGGAACTTAGAGCTTGAGAGATTCAAGTGTAAGTTACAAGAGATATGGATGCGTATCTTATCTGAAACTTATACTGAAGAAGATGGCTCAAAAGAAGAGTTTATGGAAGCTAACGCTTTAAGGTTTGCTAATGACCCACATCAAGAGACAGAGACAGATAACCTAATGGCAATGCTTGAAGACCTACTGAATCCACAGGAAGCACTTGAGTCGGTAAAGTCTGATGCTAAAGCTCCCACATACAACGGCAAGCAACTATCAGCTAATAATGAGAAGGGTAAGATTGAAGCTACTAAGTACGAGGTTAAGCATACTTCTACCAAGACCCCAGGAGATTCAAAAAGTTCTGTTAAATCAAGTACTTATGATGCTCCCAGTAATGATAAGATAGCAACAAGAAAAGATGCAAGGGTAATTAGAAGCTTTGGACCTATGGCAGAAATGATGAAAGATGAGCTGACTGCTTTGAAGAAACGTCAAGCTATCGGTCGAAGAGAGATGTTATTTAGATTATGAGTTTTCCTAAGATAAAAAGACATCCTTGGAGAAAAGCTAAGACGTTGGCTATGCTTGCTAATCGTAGGCAATGGTCGAGGGAGTTTGACCCTTCCTATACCTCAGAAATTGAAATACAAACAGAGAGTAGCGGTGCTTATATAATAACTGAAACCTCAACAATAGCAGCACTTGAATATATTAGAACGGAGTAAATATGTCCTCAATAAAAGTATCAGCACTAACAGCAAAGACGAGTCCAAGTGGCTCAGAAGAATTATTAATTAACGATGGTGGTATTTCCAAGAAGATTACTATCTCTAATGCGGTAACAGCAACAGACTTACCTACAGCACCGTCAGGCATTACTACTGATACCAATAAAGAATACAACTTAAAACTTACAGATTCAGGTGGTACGGAAACTTTAACTTGGGTTGAAGAAACCGATAACGATACTGTTTACACTCATCCATCAACCGCAGGAAATAAACATATACCATCAGGTGGCAGTGCTGGTGAGTTCCTAAAATATAGTTCTTCAGGAACAGCTACATGGGCTTCGGATAACGATACTGTTTATACTCACCCAACGACAGATGGTAATCTACACGTTCCAGCAACCTTAACAACTAATAACGGCAAAATACTAACAGCAGGTTCTACAGCAGGTAGCATTAGCTGGGAAAATGCTCCAGTATCTCTACCTACACAATCAGACCCAACTACTGTTGGTAAATACCTACAATCAGATGGAACTGCTGCGTCTTGGGCAACTGTAGATACTGACTCTAATACCACTACTAAAGGCTTATATGAAATGGCTAATACTATCAGTGCTAACTACAGCATAACTAGCGGTAACAATGCTTTAACAGCAGGACCAATTACAATTAATACAGGAGTCTCAGTCACAGTACCTACTGGTTC